GTCCTAGGGCTTTGTTTCGCATATCACCCATTTGCTGTGATTGACGTTCAAGCTGTCGAACCTCGTTCATCCGCCGGCGCTGCTCTGCCAGCTGCTGATTGGTGCGCTCGATATTACGCGCAAGCTCACGCTCATGATCAGATAGATTATTGGTGCTAATACCTGCATCTGATAAGCGGCCACGTAGCTGCTGTAAATGCTGCCGTTGACTATCAAGGCGAGCATTCAAGCGCTGTGACTCACGCCCTGCAGCCTCAAATTGACGAATCAATGTAGCGCTAGGATTGGCCGTATCGCGCATTTGCTGCTCTAACTGCTGTAGTCGGGCACGGCTACGAACAGCGGCCTCTGAGGTATCAGCTAGCGCTTGTTTTTGTTGTCTGAAGCTATTGATCAAGCCTTGCTGTGACTGAAGTTTACGCGCTGCTTGTGCTGTCTCACCAAACTGACGACCTAAGCGATCGGCTTGGCTACTGAGTGAGCGCATGGGTGCAGTCATGCGGTCGATAAGTTCTATCTGTGCTCGAAAGCTTAGGTCTGCCATGTATTTGCGCCCACTTTATTGTTGATATCAATGATGCTGATGTTGTCCTGGTTCCCTCATTCGTGAAGGAACCAGGCTATCATTCATCAGGGTTGTTACGGATACGCGCTCGTTCGCGCCAATCAGCAAGCTCTTCGATCGTCATGTGATACATCGCGTCTGGTGTCCAGCCGAACACCAAGGCGATGTCTGCCATGCAGTCTTCTACGCGGTTGGGATAGCTGCGGTTTCTGCTTGCAACTGATGTTTCGCTTTGGTAAAAAAACTGGCAATAGTTAACCCCACGTCCATCAAATCAGCGGCATCCATGTTTTTGACTTCATGCTCATGGATGACTGGGTTACTAATGCGAGGGAGTACTACAGCTAGGGCATCGACTTTAGCCATTGAAATGTCAATGAGTGACTGGCCACGCAAATCGCCACCCATCGGACGACGCAGGGTGAATTCTTTAATCTCTTTTTGCTTGTCGCCAGTACCGCGAATGATAGGGTAGTCAAGTTCGATAGTTGGCATTTCGATGTTGCTCATGGTGTATCCTTAATCAGTAATTTTTAGTCGATGTTTTAATCAAATAGGTGTCTGGTTTGGCCACTTAATTTGTAAGATTAATTTAGAACGTAGTGAATAGTCCCATTGCTTCGCGGATCTCTTTCATCCGATCCTCGCCATTAACGATACACTTCATCGCCATGGCATCAATCTCAATGATGTCTTCACCGTCTACGACCAGCTTGTAGTAAGCCAGTGCATATTTGAACGACTCTTCTGTGTCATCACCTAGCTTGGCACTACCGGGGTCGATCTCTTCTAAGCGACCACGGCAATAGATATCGACAGCCGACACACTGCAGTCATCATCACGCTGATAAGCACCTGAATACGACAAGACGACCTTATCAATACCAGCACGCGCAAAGTCGCGGTACAAATCTGCTTCGTGACCACCGCATTTGATGGTCATCTCCATCGCTTCTTGGCCCAAGTCAACCTTGACAGGCATATCCATACCACCAGCGCGATACTCTTCGAGCACGCGAGTCAGTTTGGGCAGCTCAATCTCTGGGATCTGACCTTGATAGCGTTTTTGGTTACCAAGGCCTTTGTAAGCCATGAAGTTCTTTAGTTTACGAGGTAACATAGGGGTTCCTTTTTAGTAATAGGGTCGTCAGATGGCTATTAGGCCGCTGCTGCTACCAAGTCGGCAAAGTTGACCAGGTATGTATCTGTGATTGTCTGATTCAGGTTAAGGTTTTCGAGGTTAGGGACTGGGGTAAAGTCATAATCAAGATACAGCTTGCCTTGCATGAGCAGCGTCTCGCTGTTTAGCTCGTTGTTGTACCAGCACTTTGCACCGATTAAATAACCGAAGTTGACCATCTCCTGCAGCTTGGCATTGATGGCACGAATGATGTCACGCACAGTCGTTGGTGAGAGCGGTTGATCGATGAACTGAAAACAGCCATTAATGATCGTATCAAGCAAAAACTGTGATGTGCGAACAACCGGCTCAAACATATATTCAGGCTGATCAGAGCAGGTATGACTACCCCAGAATCTAAAACCGTTATGCTGAATCAGGCTAGTCACGTCATTGGCGTTTAGGTAGCCGACCTCAGTATCAGGATCTTCTAGATCCCAGGTACGTGGATATTTGATACCACTAACAGTATCAATGGCGACGTTGGACAGCGACTTCACAAAGCTATACTGGTGCGTCTTGTCTAAGTGGGCGCGTAGCGCTGCGGCCACAGCGATGATTGGGGTTACTTGGGCCATAATTTTTCCTTATTAATTGGTTAGGAATAAAAATCGATTTGCAGTACTCATACCGATTACGTTCAGCTTTAAAGGTTCATCATTTGACTTTGTTGTGTCAGTTAAAAGTACATGCTCAGCACTGTAACGCTCGCGCTGTAAGCGGTAGCACAGACGATTGTGATCAGTCACATAAGCAAAAATAATGTCGCTGTTACCGATATTAAATTTACGCTTATCATCAAGTGACAAGCGCGGATTGGTGATATTCGGGTATAGTGTCAGCACGTTTTTAGCAGCGCTTGCGTCATACCAATACAGCTTAGCTACGCCATTTTCGACGTATGCAATCGTGGGACGCATGTTCTGATCAAAGCTAAAACTCATCTCAGTAACATCACCTGCAAACGCTAAGACTGCGACTGGCTCAGCACCGCTACGCTGTAGGTAAATAGCTTTACCTTTGACATAGCCATACCAGTAGTACTGCATTGGCTCACTGGTATCGGATAGGGCGATGCCACCAAGCTCCCAACACTTTGTCGCTGTCTGTGACTTATTGCGTGGTGGCAAAAACGAAGCTCTATCAAGCTCAATGAGTGTGTTGTCGGGCAACATTACAATTCACCCTCGTAGCGTCCCCAACTAGCTTCAAAAGGTATTTCTAAGGTATCTTGATTTGTTTTGGTTAATGGTGCATCGTCAGACACCCGCCCAAAGCGAACCTGAAAAGGGAGAAAAGTAAAACCTATAGCGTCAACATTCGGGTGTCTTGTAAAAGATAAAGACCTTAATGGATAATTATTAAGCATATCAAGACCTAATTTTACTTTAAAAATAGCTTTAAACGTCCCTGGTGTGTACGTGTGTTCCACCCATACATCTGAACCTTTGCGCGTTGCAGCTATAAGTGGAGCGGAAGTAACATCACTCAAATCTTCGCTCGAAAAATTAATTAAGTGTGTCGAATTTGAAAGGCTTGTACCAACCCCTTGTGAAACAGTCCAATAGTTCGTGCCCACAAAAGCAGGTTTTAATATTACATTAAGCGGGGTTTCCCCACCGCTACCGTCTAATAGATTAATTACTGATTGCTGCTCTATTAAGCTTACAACCTTGTGTATTTTATAAAAAATATCTAAAGTCTCGCCCGTTTTTATACTAATAGAAGTAGGATTGCCCGTACTATCTTTTATTAGTGCGCGTGTAGTTAAATAGTATGTACTCGATGTTGTACCCTCGCTAACTAAGCCTACCTCACTAATGTTAGCGTCATTAAGTCCTGTAAAACGATATCTTTTTTGCTCCCACATGCGGTATAAATTATCGCCATTGTCAATATAGCTAAAATCAGACGTTGCATTTGTACCTGACGTGAGAGCAATAAATGAGTCTAACTTTGTTTGATTGATTGTCGGGGCGCTGTTGCCGCCACCAATCGCGCACTTATCATTTATATAGTATCCTTTACCGCCACCGAAGAAATCCAACCCTTGATTCAAAATCAAGTTCTTTTGATAGCCTGTATCAAACTTAACTGCACCGTCAGCTTTGGTGACGACACAGCGCACTTCTCCTGCTATACCTACGTGCATTTTATGCTCCTGTCTTTAACGTAATATCTAATGGTTTGACTGACGGCATATACGCTTCATTGTCATATACGTTGTGCTCAATCAGTACGCGCTTGAGTGTGATGTCTAGCGGTCTAACGGATGGTTGATACACATCACCATCAATATTCTTACTCATGATTAGTGATTTAAGCGCAATATCCAGTGGCTTAACCAGTGGTATATAAGCGTCGATACTAATATCTTTACGTTTAAGTAACGACTTAAGCGTAATATCAAGCGGTCTGACGCTAGGCTGGTACGCATCATTGTCAATCGTTGTGTCTTTTAATATCCGCTTGAGCGTGATGTTTAACGGCTTAACTGTGGGCTGATAAGCATCTTCTTTTTCTACAAGTACGGGGTATGGCTTACTTGCCCATAGCCGCCGTGTTACTTTCCCGCTGGAACACCCCATTCGCCTTCAATCAACATCAGCTCACGCGCGGCGAACGTATCGCGATATGCAGCAATATCTTCTTTGACCGTAATCAACGTACCGTCTTCAGCTCGCGGTGATGCATAGACAAACGCGCGGCGCTTTTTGGCAATCTCAACCAGCTTACGTGTCATATCTGGGGTATCAATTTCAGGCGCGATCAAAATCTTTGGCGTCACACCAAGGCGTGATTGAGAGCTAAGCAAGGTATCAACGGTAGCGATATCGACTGGCTCAGACAGTCGCAACACGACCACACTGGTATTTTGGATAGATTTGATTGTCTGCAAGCATTGACTGAGCAAAGTATCTTTAGCGCCAGCTTTGGTGACATCATCTGTCGTGATGCCTGTCAGCAATACAGGGGTATCAAGCGGGTATTTAGC